CATCAAAAGCATCTCTCATTCTACATCTCCTACGAGCAGCAGCAGAATTTAATACTGCTCTTTTATGATCCTCCCCAAGATATAAAAATTTTCTGGAGCAGGAGTGCGAACAAAATCTTGCTTTCCATTTTTCGTTTATTGCTCTAAATCTACTAACCATAAATTCAGTTCCACAATTTTCACAATAAAGAACTTCTTTTCTTTCTTTATTTTTATTTTCCAGATGTTTAGGTTTTTGTAAATTAAACTTTCGTATTTTTTGTTTTATAAGTGGATCAGAGCACCCAAAAAATTCGGCACATTCTTTACGACTTTTGTTTTCAATAATATAAAGTTGATATAGTTGTTCTTGAGGTATGTTAAACTTTGGTTGCATTTACTTTATTGTATCCACACATTATTATTTATATATTGTGGATATTCTACAACATCTTCTCCAATTCTGCAATACGATTATTAACATCATCCATACTCACAAGAGTTTCTGGGGATATTGCGTATTGCATAATCAAATGAGGATATAGAGAATTCAAGTCAAAACTTACAACATAATCATACATTCCAGGAATCGGTTCTTTTACATAGGCGCCAGCATACTTTTCATCTTTTTTAGTTTTATTCTTCGGTGGAATTACAATATTTCTCTTTTTCAAGTACGTGTAGATAATGTTATCCCACATACGAACTTGATAAAACACATCAGCATAATTCACTTTCGCGTCATATGCCATCGTAAGAGCAAGTTCAATGAGTTTCATCTTGTCTTCCAAGCGGTCAACAAGTTCCACGTCAACAATATTGTATTCAATAAATTTTTGCCAACCTTTTGTGTAGAAATCTTTGAAGGTGTCAAATTCACTGTGGTCCAGCTTCTTCTGTCCCAGTTCCACCTCAGCGATATAGTCAAGACGGTATGACTCTTGCGCTTTATAAGTAAATTTCTTATAAAGATCCAAATAATCAAGTTGAGTCAAACCACCTACATCAAATGTAGTATGTTTGCGTCCATTAATGAATATTTCACCCTCAGTCACAAGTCCCCAGTTAGAGAAACGCTTCATCAATTTCTCACCAAGAACACGGTTCAGACGTTTACATATATAAGGAACATCATATAACTGAATGTTCCATCCAGTAATTACATCAGGAACATCAATCATCCAATAATTGATGAAGTGATTGAGAAGTTCATACTCAGATGGACAATGATGATACGTTACATCACTACGGGTATTGTTAAATGGTTTAACTCCCCAAGTAATAATCTTTTTTGTCGTATAATCTTGAATTGTAATAGAAAGAATTTCCTCAGAGCAAGATTCTACATCGGGGAATCCTGCCTCAGAAGCAACCTCAATATCCAGAGTTACAAGTTTGATTTTACTAATGTCAAACTTGATTTCATCCTCTGGATATTTTTCTGAAATATATTGGCAGATATATCTATCATTACCATAAATTTCAAATCCATCCACATCTTCATACTTTTTATAGAACTCACGACAATCCTTCACAGTTCCAGGATTTACTGCTTCTACTGCCTCACCACTTAATGTTCTATACTTGGATTCTTTTTTAGTTTTTACATAAAGAGTTGGGAAAAACTCATCTCTTGTTTCAAATCTTTTGCCATTGTGTACTCCACGAACCAAAAATTGATTTCCAATCAACTGAACATTAGTATAAAAGCGTTGCGTCATTCTTTAATCAAATCCTCATATTTTTCAAGAAGTGTCGGAGTTGGATCAGCAAGTGTAAGAATCTTTTCCGAACTCATCATAAATGTATCTTGTTTCGTAATTCCCATCAAAAATGGTTCTAATGTTCGTGAAAGGCATTCAAGTTGCGGTTCTTTCAAAAGAAAAGGTTTAGTCAGTTTACAATCGGGTTCTCCAATATCAGCACCGACTTCCTCAATCTGACTGATTAGAATCTGATTGTTTGTCAGATACAGAATTTTGATCGTCTTTTCCATAGTTAAGAACATCCTCAATGTACATTTCGTAAAGTTTTTGAATTGGTGTAACCATTGTAACTACCCATTCGGTGGTAAGTGGTATCATTGTTTCCCTGGATAAAGGCATCCAAGGGTGAAGAGAAACTTGAAATTCTGCTTTACTCTCTACACCAGTCTCTTCACTAATTATATTATTATGTCTCATTTTTACAACGCAAGGTTTATTGAGAAAATATCCAATAACTTTTTCATCCGAAGAAACCATTTCTTGGACATCTGCAATAATGTCCTCTCCAGATTTAAGTAATAAAAGTTTTACTGTCATTTTTGATTTACACCTCTAATTATTATAACAAGAAAAAAAGGAGGAGTCAACCTGGATTTTGCCAGGTGCTCCTCTTGCGCCGACGATATCAGTTATATTTATTCTCCACCATCACCATCACTTCCATCAGAACCTCCACCAGCACTTGAAGATGACCTTTTCGCATATGCTTTTCCTTTTGGTAATCCCAAATGTGGTTTTGCCATTTTATATCCAATAACTTTTAACTCTTCAATATACTGGAGAAAGGTTTTCATTTTTTTATTTTTATTTAGAGATAATCTTTCCTCTTATGGTGGTCTGGAACGATTCTTCCAAGAGTCACCGTCAAAAGACCATCTTCAAACTCAACTGATCTAACTTCCGTGTCATCAGAGAGCGTCCAAGAACGTGTGAATGATCGTTGAGCAAGACCTTTGTGTAGATAGTTGGATTGTGTTTCTTTATCTTCTTTTTGTCCCTCAATAAAAAGTTTACCATCTTGTGTATAGACAAAGACTTCTTTCTTTTTAAATCCAGCAAGAGCAAGTTCAAGTCGTGATTCTACATTGCTAATTTGAACCAGATTGTATGGAGGATAGTTAGATGTAGTTTCGTGAAGGCTGAAGATACGATCAAAGTATTCATCAAGTCCGATGCTATTGCGAGTAATCTTATCCATCAGAGTAGGAAGATCCGCAGTCTGATACTTCATCAGATTAGTCATTTTAGTAACTCCTTTTTAAGCGAGGTTTGATTGTATGGACCCTTTCGGCATCCATTATTATTTAACCACAAATGAAAAAGAGAAGCAAGGTAAAAACCGAACTTCTCTTTAGGGTGTTCCGACTTTTGTAGAGACCGCACGAAAGTCTCATCATTATTTATTCGGTTTCTACACCCTTTCCCTTTTTGCCAATATTATACTTTTGCTCCAAAATCCAATCATTCTTGTCCTTATAAGAAAGAACTTTAATTTGATTTAATGGAGCAATATCAGATACCGAACTTTCTTTTACAATCGTAATAAGTCCCCAATCAGCAAGAAGACGAGCAATACGATTGCGTCTCTGAACATCATTTACAGTTAGATTTGCGTGTTTGCCATCAAGAGCGAAAAGTTCTTTAAAATGAACAATGAAATATCTACCCTGTTTATGTAAAATATGGCAGGATTGATAAAGTTTTTTCTCCTTTCTAGATGCAACTCCAATGCGGGTCAAAGTCTCACGAACTTTTAAAAAGTCATCAGGTTCATTAAGAATTACCTCTACCATTTGGTCTTGAGACCAATTAACAGTAGGTTCTACCGTAGTAGTCATTTTGATCCTCCAGTTTCAAGTCGTTTTTTAATAAAGTTAATTTGTTCTTTTGTCAGGATTTTCAGTGCTTGAGATGCCTTTTCATTACTATATCCATAGTATTGTTTTATACATTCTAAGTCCGTGATTTTATCCTTACGGAGCCAGGGAGAAAATCTCTTCCGTTTCCTAAGACTATTTAGATAAAATGAATATTGCATATCTTTATCCAAATGATAGTTCATATTCATTTCGTTAGCAAAAAGAATGCAATCAATATGTGAAGACAGACTTTTATTAATAATGAAAGGAGGATATTCCTTTACTGTTTCGGGATTTTCTTCAATGATATTTTGTTTTGTTTGATTAATAGAATTTAACCAATCTTTAAGTTCAGTCATCTTATAATATCAATATAATCATTATCAGTCCAAAGTTCAACTTTATTTCTAAATCTACACTCTTCCTTTAGTTTTTCGTATCTTTTAGTTGACTTTTTTTTCCACCAAGAAATAATGTTCTCCAAGTAAAATTTTTCCCAGTTTTGCCCTCTCCTAAGTTTATCTTCATTGCCAAGGATTACTTCGCGCACATTTTCATATCCATAATCTGAAATATAAAATCTTTTCTTTTGCGTTAGATTAAATGCAGTATTCACCACAGTATTGAACTCTTCAAGTTTTTGTTTATCTTGAAGCGAATTGCGAATAATAGAGATCATCTTAGTTTGGCGTTTCATCTTTTTAGATGAAGCTTTGTTATCAGTGAGAGGAGTATTGTTATTCAGATAAGTAAACCTATCGTGAAGTTTATGAAAAATTTCATCGTGAAGAAGAGGAAGAAACTTACTTTCTGTCAATCCCTTATATCTCATATAAGGTTTAAGTCCATCATACTGAGATGCATCAGTAGTAGATCCATAGAGAGATGTAGTCTCAAAAAGAGCAATGTCCTTTTCAAATACATCATTAAGAGTTTCTCTGGCAAAGTGAGAACAACACATTAGAGCAAGAAGTTTTCCACCAAGATAATTATAACCAAATGGTTGAGATGGAACAATTACAAAACCCATCGCAGCGTGACGATTAAATATGGACAGATTTGGCGTTTTACCCAACCATTCATTTCTTGGTTTTGAGTTGATTGTAGGAGAACCAAAACGAATAAATCCAAGAACTTTTTTTGTATTTTTTTCAAACACAACCCATCTTAATTCTCTTCCAGGAATATTTGTTTCGTTATTGTGAGAAGATACTACTTGTAGGAGATTATTGTAATAATTTTGCGGTAAAGATTTTTGAAATCTATCTCCCACAAATTTAATATCAAACTCCATATCTTGTGGATGAATATCTTCATTAAAAAACTCATCGTGCAAAGGAACAAGAGTATTTGTAGTTTTAATGACCTCCTTTTTCACAAAACGCAGATAGTCTTCAATATTTCCCATATGAGAAAAATATTGAATGAACTCGTCTGCTGCCCATTGAGCATCTTGTTCAGAAATAATCATTTGAATTCAACTTCACACATCAGTTCAGTTAGTGCTGCTAAAAGATTAATCTCTTGGTCACAAACAAATGCACACTGATATTGATACTTAGCAATAACCAAAACAGCGGCAGGAATAGAAGTGGGAACAAGATAATCATAACAGGCATCATAAACCCGACGAAGTAACCTTGGTGCATCATTATCCAAATTAGAAACCACCCACTTTCTAACCTCAGTAAAGTTTTTATTTTTAAGATTTTTGACGAGTTCAGTTACAGAGATGTCAGAGAAAGATGCAAGAATTCCCGAGTCAATTTTGCCTCCCGTAGCATACCTTTGGCATTCGTTGAGAACACGTCTGAAATCGGGAAAGTGCTTTGACACCAGTTCAGCAATGACCTTTTGATCATACTCAATTTTTTCCGTGTCCAGAATGTTTTGTAAACGTTTGAAGAAGGATCCTGCCAACTGTGCTTTTTGCTTTCCCTTAATTGTGAAGTCGATGACGGCACATCGGGAGTGCAGGGGTTCGATGATTTTGTTCTTGTAGTTGCAGGTGAAGATGAATCGGCAGTTGCTATAAAATGCCTCAATATTCGCCCGTAGAAGGAGTTGTACATCATTACCGGTGTTGTCTGCTTCGTCAATGATGATGACTTTGTGTTTAGAAGATCCCGTAAGTGAGACGGTCGAAGCAAAGTTCTTTGCCTGGTTTCGTACAGTATCCAAGAAACGCCCTTCGTCGGATCCATTGATAACATAAAAGTCCGCTCCTAACTCATTACATAATGCTTTTGCGATTGTAGTTTTACCAATACCAGGAGGTCCAGCAAGAAGAAGATTTGGAATCTCACCCTTCTCCACAAACTCCTTAAAGGTTTTTTTAGTATCATCAGGAAGAATACAGTCATCAATTACTTGAGGTCTGTATTTTTCACAGAATAAGAATTCACTTGTCATAATATTACGAAAATTCTTTGGATAAGGTTTCAATTACATTTTTAAACTCACTTTCGGGAAATGCCATTCTCCCAAGATTAAACAACCTCCGCGTTAAAACTGTATTTTCATAAGTGTATCCTTTTGAATTATCCAATCTTTCAACACTTATAGCAAATGGATGATGTTTAATGTAGTTGAAATTTTCATCTAAATTTAGTCCGCTCCAATAGCATTTACCATCTTGCTCTTCATATTTTTGTATTAGTGTTTCTTCCGTCAGTAAGATTTCTTTAACGGGTCTTTTATTCACCCTATTTCTTCCTTGACTATAATTCACATTTGCTAAAAGTTTTTTAGCGGTTTTTCTGTTCATAATAAAATCCAATCAGGTTTAGTTTAGCACGACAATCAGCGAAAATCAAGAACCTTTTTCTTTTCTTCGTTTTGCTGCCTCCTTCATTTTTTGCTTCGTTTCTTCCGTGTGTTTTTTTCCATAAAAAGGGTTATTTTCACCCTTTCTTAATTTACTTAATTTTTGTTTTGTTTCTTCTGTGTGTGTTTTAAAAAAAGATTTTCCTTTTAAAGAATTTCTTATTTTATCCTTCGTTTCTTGCGTATGCTTTTTACCATAACGAGGACTATCTTTACCCCTTTTACCATAGAGAGGATTATTTTCCCCCTTCATTTTTTCACTTTGATTTCTTTTTAGTTCTTCTGTTGGAATATATCCACTTCTACCTTCGCCACCATCAGATTTGTTTAATAAAATACCAGTTCCCAAATCTTTCCTACCAATAATAAAAATCATATACCTTTCGTGATTGAATGCTTCTTCTTCTGTAAGATTTGTTTTGAGTTGTATTATTTTACTTTTATCTTTTGGAGTAGCACAAGGTTTTCCAACTTTTCTATATGCACGGTCTCCTTTACCTTTACCAATATAGTAGGGAGTTCCATCTTCACGCAAATAGGCGTAAGTGTAATACATTTCTGCTCTGTTGTTTGTTCGCATTACTATTTATAAGGGAGAGCATTTTTACTCTCCCACCTGAAAAGTGCGAACAAACCAGGCACCATTATTTATCTAACCAAGAAGGTCGCCTTGACGGCATACGAAGATAGTTTTCAGTCACCCAAGGTTTGGATGCAATATATCTTTTGTATGCTTCAAATGTATTAATAGTTTTATCAAATTTCCATTGCTCAGGCATCGCACGGGCAAATGGTGTTACTTCTGTAATCTTACCTTTGGGAAACAAATAGTATGCTTCCAGAAGAGTATTATAACACGAATGTGGTTTTCCATAACGGAGTTGGAATTCATCACAGAGGTTCATTCCGTGCTTAATCAACCAATAAGCATTATGGATGCTTTCTGCTGCCCATTTAGTGCAGGGATGATTACGGAAGGCTCCTTTAGCGGTCGCATAAGGATTTCCATCTTTTTTATGAAGTTCTCCATAGTTGTGATACCAAGAAGAAGCAACAATAGAAAGCATTTGGCAGGATTCAAGAGGCATTTTCACCACTAATTTGTCCGGAAGTACAATTGCACTCTCCGCAGGAAATTTGTTTGTCACGAAAACGTTCATAATATTCAAAAAGAAGTTTCAATTCATCAATAGTAGCATCTTTTTTTAAGACATTTGCTCTTCTTGATACTACTGTAATATTTCCAGGAATATAACCTTTTGTATTGTCTATCCTATCAACACTTGGTCCTGTTCTCCATCTATCTCTGGATTCTCTTTCCAAGGATATACCAAGAACAGGACAAATATCAGGAATAACTATATCATCTTTTTTTATTGTAAATTCAATACCTCTTTTTTTTGCTCTGCTTTTTATGTTAGTGTAAAGAATATTTACTGCATCGGTTTTCCAACTTTTGTCTCTTCTTTCCCTTTCTTTAATAGCAGCAGAACAATTTTTACAAGTGGTCTTTCTTTCTATTGAAGTTTTTCGCGTTTTATCTAACAAAGAAAACTGCCATATGTTTTTTTCTTCATTACAAGTATCACAAACTCTCCACTTTTCCGGATTATCTTCTTTATGTTGCTCTTTAAATATACGAGCATTATAAACATTCATACATTTACAAGAGCAAAACTTTTTTTGCCTTTTTTTAAGAGAAGAGTTACATTCCAAACAATACATCTGCAATCATTCTAACTACATAACTATTTATAAAAAAGAATGTTTACAGATGTTCATTAGAAACAATACTTTTGAACGACATACTTTACTTTATCAGGTTTATCCTCCATCCAAAATGCTTCGTGTTCTAATTGAGATGAAGCAGTAGTCATACTTACAGATTTTTTAACATCTTCAAGTTTATTGGATGGAAGAGGCATATCTTTTTTAGAAATCCAAAAAGGACGATAACCATTACAGTGATGTGCTACATGAACAGATTCGTGATATACAGTTTCATTAATATAAAACTTAACATCAAATCCACTGTTTTTAATATTTTTTGTGCAAATTACAAATTTTTTACCAAAATCAGCATATCCAAAAAAGTTTTTATCTCTACAATACCCCACGTTTTCGGCAACGGAATATTTTGCTTTATAAACAAGATTGAGAATATTTTGTGCCTCAGGGGTGAGGTAAAGTAAAAATTCCATCATCCAAAAGTCGAATCAGGTTCCAAAGCAATATAATAACAGAGATCGTGGTTCTTGGACTGGAAACGAGACAGAAGTTTTTGTGACACAACCACCTCATAGGTTCCAGGAAGAATCTTAATGTTCTCTACCTTGAAATTAAATACAAACTCACTATCTGTTTCACCAACAACAATAGAAAAGTCGTTAGAGGTATCGTTTTTCTTATCGCGGACAACCAGTTTGACAACACCCGCTTCACCAACAGCAGAAATATCAGGAAGTTGATAAACTGCTGCTGCTTTTAGGAGTTTATCCATTTGCTCCGTAGAAAGTTCAAAACAAACATCTTCACTAGGAAGATTGATTGCTTTATCTGGAGGGGTAACAATTACACTAGGATCTGCAAAGAAATACTTGGACCGCATCTTACCTTCACGAATGACAACATAACCATCATTCCCAAAGTCCAATTCAGGTGATTTATGGAGACCAAGACCATTCAAGAACTGATTAAGGTCGTAGATGCCAAAGTCGCGGGGAAACTCTTCGGTAATCGTTGCTTCTGCAAGAATGTTTTTCATTACGCTAATTGTCCGAAGTTTGTTTCCTTCCTTGAACAAAATAGATTGATTAATACCAGAAAAGTTTTTTAGAACAGAAAGAGTTTTATCAGAGAGTTGCATAGTTTTGTTTTGGATTTTTATAATCAACGAAATTCAGTAAGACCATTATCTTTGCGGGTATAATGCCCATCAAAATGAAGTAGAAGCATCGCATAGTGAATGACTTTAAGAAGATCACGCTTATTACGTCCATCTTTATCACCATAGCGACTACCATACTTCAAAATATTTGCCTGACAGAAGTGTGCTGCCAAATCTTTTGCTGCCATCAAATCAATCGTTTGCGTATCTTTGTATGCTTGATTGTGACCACAGTAGTGACTGCCATAAGTACTAGTCACATAATCCTCAATATCTTTCAGGATTTTATCTTCGTCATATTTCCAGAGATGATTTTTAGTTTCGTTCATAACAGGTTTGTCTTCAATTACAAATTTAATTGCATCATCACCACCAGTAATGGTGAATTGATAATCAGAATAAGGATACTCGTCCATAATAAAAAGGGAAGGTCATAGTTTACCTTCCCCAATTATATCACACAGAGGTGTTTTGAGCAACCTCTTCAGTGGGAATTTGGAAATCTACATCAATCTTGTCATACAGTTCCAGGAATGCTTGTTTGGTTTCATCATCAAAACGATTGATGCAAACTTGAAGTGCCTTTGCTTTGTCTTGGAAGATAGAATAGGCACGAACAATATGAACCAAACGGCGGGTGCTGATGATTTCCTCAATACCACCGTCATAGAACGTCTTGCGGATCACATCACCCCAGTCCACCAGGCGCTTGCAGAAGTCGCGGTCTTCCACACCAAGGTCCAGAGCGATGCCTTCTAGGATCTTCTGCTCGGTTGCAGGGGCAGGATAGGACTGCTCAAAGGTCACAGGGAAACGCTCAAGGAACGCTTCGTTGAGCACGTTGGTGCCGATGAAGCGACCATCATCAGAACCCTTACCCTTGGTGTTTGCGGTGGCGATGACGTTGAAACCAGGGGCAGGTTTCACAAACTTACCAATTTTTTTGAGGAAGACACCCTTACCTTCTAGGACCGATTGCAGGCACAGAATCTTGTTAGAAGCAAGGTCAATCTCATCCAACAAAAGGATTGCACCACGCTCAAGTGCCTCAATCACGGGACCGTTGTGCCAAGCAGTTTCACCATTAACAAGACGAAAACCACCAATAAGATCATCTTCATCGGTTTCAATAGTAATGTTTACACGGATAAGTTCACGTTTCAGTTGAGCACACGCCTGCTCCACACTGAACGTTTTACCATTACCCGAAAGACCCGTAATGAACGTAGGATAGAAAAGACGGGACTGAATAATTTTTTTAATATCGTTAAAGTTACCAAACTTGACGAAGGTATCATCTTTATCAGGAATAAGGTTCTGATGGACTTCGGGAAGAACAGAAACATTACTAAAAGAACGCTCCATCTCTTCCACTTTCTTTTGAGTTACTTCCAGGTTCCACTTACCACGACCAACCTTAAAATTTTCAAGTCGCTTAGTCACAGTGGGATAAGAAAGATTTTTGGATGCACAATAACCACGTACATCAGCAGCAGTAAACTCTTTTCCAAAAGTATTTTTCAGATCGCTAATGATTTGATCGTCGGTCATTTGAATGCGGGACATAATGTGTGTTTGTTTCAACTGAAGTTATTATAGAGCAGAAAAGGGGTCTCTGGGACCCATAGTGGTCAGTTTAGCAACTGGTTGAGAACTGTCTACTGGTACTGATTCTCATTTTAATTGATAATCTGGATACTTTTCTCTAACTTTATCTCTAAACCTACCATTGAATGATGGTGGATTTAGTTCTCTTTTTTGAGTAATAATTTTATTGATGTGATCAATATTCAAAAGTTTATCAATGTTATCAGTTTTTTTCATTTAGACCTCATTTAAATTGTAATCTTTTTTTACCTACTTTTGTTGCACCCTCACCTGGTTTTAATGGTTTGTTTGCATCTCTAGTTGAAAGTTTACCTTGATCTTCTTTTTTACCCAACTTTGGATCTGCATCAGATCTTCTAGAGGTTCCCAGCCAAGATGCTTTAGAACCCAAACCAGATTTTTGTTTAATAAGCACACTATCTTGATCATCTTTTTTAGAACTTGGGTTTTGATTTCTTTTGTGCTTAAGTCCACCCTCTTGTCCGAGTTTAGTGACAAGTTTTTTAAACTTTCTTTTACCAGTTTTTCCAGATCCAACTACAAATGATTTTTCAGTTTGTTCTCCATGATCTTTCTCGTGGTAAGCACCTTTAACTTTTGTTGGTCCAGGAAGACCAGCACCACGAATTCTATTAACAAGTCGCTTCGATCTTTCCTTCTTTTCTTTATTTGTTTTATCACCTCTATCTGATGACATAATAGAAATTCCACCTTTTTGTGTTTTTGAGACTACTCTACTCAGAGAAGTTTCGTCAATATACTCTTCAGTTTTCACTACCTTTTTAGCAACATCAGAACTTGGATCCTTTGCGTGCTTCATTAGACGAATAAGTTCAGCAACTTTTTTCTTTCTTCTTTCATCAGTTTTTTCTTCTGGTGACTTTCTCGTGATAAAGAGTTCATCAATATACTCTTCACTAACAGGATCATTACTTCTGGATTTCCACTTTCCACCATACTCCTTACCCATTTGAGTGCGGAATGCCTTTACAGCTTTTTTTCTAACAGATGCTTTAGGGTGGTCAGAAACATTTTGAAGTGGAGACCTGCCGCTTGGTGCTTCACCATGTTCTGGATCTACAAATTCTTCAGGTAATCCAAGTTTTTTACCAGCAGCATCCATTCTCCTTCTGGTGTCTGCTTGCCTACTTTCCTTTTCTCTTTTTTTCTTTGCTTTAAGTGTTGCTGCTGCATCTTCGTCACTTGCCTTATGGATCCAAGACAAGTCCAATGGTTTTTCCTTTCCACTACTATAACGGGTAAAAGGATCCCCGCCACCACCGTGGCGGCGACGAGGATAACTTCTACCTTCAGTAATAAATTCTTGGAAAGTTTTCATTTTTATGTACAAATACTTTTTAAATATTTATGCAACAAGACTAATAAACTCACCCAAAACTTTCTTGTTGAGTTTTTTAGTCCTCAAAGATTTCACAAAAGCAGATTTAATTTGTGCCTTTGTGGCATCTTCAGAAACCTCAAACTCAGATTCCTGAGACAATGCGGTTGAAGAAATTCCAAAGTATGCATCATAACCAGAGTCGGTAATAGTGAAACTTTTGTTCTTCTTCCAGTCACTTTGAATTGTAGAATATTTTTTATCATTCCAAGAATGATAAAGTGAAATAAAACGATTTGCATCACGTCCACAAAGAACACGAATACCAATCAGATTAACCGCAGGAAACTTATCCTTTAAATTCTTCAGAAGAACGTCGGTATAACCATGGTAATCATAACCAAACTTATAGGTCATCCCAGTTTTTCTATCTCGAAGAAAACAAATATCCGGATTAATATAACGAGTTCCAAGGTAAGTTTCTTTTTCCCAAGAACGTTTTACTTCAACGTGATATGGAATTTGAGGTGCTTCTCCGTCAGTCAGAACAATACACTGAACTTTCTGAAGTTTGTTTTGAGATTGGAACTGTGGAATAATCTGATGAAGACAAACTAGAGCCTCATTCAAAGGAGTACCAGAAAGAGACAAGCGACTAGGATAGGTATAAGGAGCGTGATAAGTATTGTTGAAGTATGCAGCAAGTCGCCAGATATTCTTGAGTTGATGCTCCAGTTGCTTACCAGAAACTTTACTAGTAAGAAGATTCATCAGAGAGAAACTTTCATCAACCACAATAAGTCCTTCCTTTTTTTCATAGTGAGGAGTCCTATCTGCAGCAACATATTGTCCCTTCTGATAATCATATTCACAACGACGCCATTCGTTTGTGAAAGCATAAACCTCAAAAGGAATAGAAACTTTCTTACAGAACCAAATAAGGTTGAAGAGTTGCTTACAGGTATCCAGAAGGACATTCTGCATAGAACCACTCCAGTCCAGAATGAAGATTAGTCCGTGATTTTTACCATCAGGAAGAACCGTCACTTTCTTGAAAAGGTCTTCGCTGAACTTATAGGAATGAAGACGAGCAGTATCAAGAACACCTGTGCGTGCGGTAGAAGCACGGGAATAGGCATCTGCTGCCTTACGGCACTCAAACTCTTTCACAAGGTAGTTAACTTCCTTCTGAGCGGAGTTCTTGAACTTCTGAAACTCAAGGTCAACATTCTTATAAAGACTCCAAAGAGGTGCTTTATTTGCTTCATTCAGAACATCCATATTCCGCTGTTGCATATTAAAGTAGTCATCAATCTCTTTATGAACCTCAGAGTTCTTCGCAATAATCGTCTCAAGATTCACTTGGGGAAGTTCTACATAAACATTTTCATATCCATCATTATTCACAAGATTGCGAAGTTTATCCTCCAAAGAATCTGCAGTACGAACTTCAGGTTCATCCTGAGAATTGGAAGGTGAAATAGTATTTTGTTCGGTTTGAGCAGGTCCTTGATTATCACTATTCTCTTCAGATTGTGAGGATTGCGATTCGTTGGATTGACCCTCTTGCTCATCTTGAGGTTGCTCCATTTCAGCATCTTCACCATTCGGAGGAGTAGAAGCACTTTGAGTTTCGTGAGAATCAAAGTCAGCAACTTTCTGTTGTTGTTCTTTTTCTTTTTTACAATACTTGTAGAGTTCTTCAGCAGCAATCAAAACATCTGCGAAGGATTCGGTAGCACCAATCAGGTCAACAATCTCTTTTTCTTCTGGTTTAAAATCCAGAGTTACAAAGTTACCAATCTTGAAGTAAAGATTTGCTTTATCTGCGAGGTTGAACTTAGAAATATCCTCATTCTCCAGTTGGAAGAAATCGTCTTCATTCAGTTCCTTGTAACCACCAAAGAAAGTCTTAGCCAGACCAGCATACTTACGCTTCATCAATTTCTCAATACGGACATCCTCCACCACATTGACAAACTGATGAGGAACTTTTACTTTCTCGGTCCAATCTTCGTCCGGAGAAAATAACGCATGACCCACCTCGTGTCCCACCAAAAGGTCGTAGACGGTCCCGCTTGCCTTCTCCCACAGAGGGAGCGTCAGAACACGGGTATGGACATTAAAGCAAGCGGTCTCAACCTTCTTGTGCTCCACCACAAGGTCTTCAGTCGCAAGCAGTTTCGCAAGTTGAGATTTGATTTCGTGGCGAACAGTCATAGGTTTCGTTTCGTATAGACCCTATTATACAAAAAAAGGAGGTCCTCAGACCTCCAAGTGGACAGTTTAGAAAGTGTCCTCAACCAAGAATACTATCTCTCCACTCTTCACTCATATTCACCATAATTGCTTCTGCTGCTTCTGGTGTTTCAGCATATCCTTCATCAAGTAAGTGTGAAAGGATGATGTCGTAAATATCTACTTGTTCTTTTTTTTCATACTTATCAATATATTTTTTTTGTTGTTCTGGGGACATTGGTTTTCTACGAGGTCTTACACGACGCATCATAGAATTCTCATCTTCTTCTTCACCTTTTAAATGTGCTAAAAGTCTTTTATCACGCCCCTCATTCATAACAACATCCATATATGCTTCTTGAAGATTGCGAAGTTCTTGTGCGTCCAT